TTTTTTTTCTTGAGGAGAAACTAAAAAAGTTCCATGAAAATTCCCTATACCAGGAATGAAAAACCTCAAATAATTTTCCTATATTTCCACTACCTCACCACGGAAAAACTCCGCTGACTTTCCCTACTGCAACAATTGTCACACGCAGTAGTACTACATGGCCCTCCAGCCACAATGGTAACATACGTTACCCTATCCACTCTTCCGCACCGAAAGAGTTCAAATAAGCATTCCTATCAGCCGCGAATGTTGCCAACGCTCTAATAATGCCCATAGGTGACCTTCTACGACCCAACCTGATCCTAACAGCTTCACCTAATGCTTCCATCACAATGCCATTGTCATAATGACGCAAATCGTCTCGCAACGATATCCACTTCTCAGACAACTTCTCATCCAATTTTTCCGATGCAGCAACAGCGTTCGAAAGACTTTCGAATTTCCGAATTGGATCTTGTACAAAATACCACCAACCATCGACATGCAACCAATACTTACTACATATATACAATATGTCAGTACCATATAACTTCGACGTCAAATTGAACACTAAAGCAAAGTGTTCCACTACCATGCCTACAGCCACCGGCCTATTTGCCTCCAATGCGAAGTCATCACCGACCACATCAATCGTCACAATGTCTTCAGGTCGTAATTCAGCGCTATAAACCAGCGCTCCCAGACATAACAAACCATTTCGAAATAACGTTTTCCAGATCCCTGACAACCCCTGCAACACGATATAAGCCACTATACCGAACATCATCGACGTTGCTTTCTTCACTCCATGAGTTTCCGACCACTTCCTCAAAGTGGCCTCATTGAGACCATGACGTCGATAGAAACAGAGCTCCAACACCTGTCCTACATGATCCTGCGATCTATCATAACAGAAGATGTCACCCTCATAGGCCCACACCTGTGGCGATGTGCTCCTCAACCCTTGACACGAATTGAACCAAAGTTCATGCTCCATTGGAGAATCCCGGTTATTAAAGGAAACGTTGGGCCTCATCATAGACCTCACCGCCTTAAAAAACCGAGTCTGCATCGCCGAATACTTCGCGTTAACAGTTTTTTGATCACTATACATGATCGTCTGAGGTAAATGTACTTTCTCCGCGGCCCCCATATCCATGGGTGGTTTAGCCACGTTCTTCACCATCAACAACCACCTGGTCAGATCTTCGTCCGCAGCAGACACGAACTCCTTCATCATGATTTCCATCTGTTGCGTGGTGACTTTAGGAACATACTCTGCTATGTCCTGCTCCACGCAAAGCCACAAACCAGCATCTAATTCCTTAGCAAGAATATCCTGCCATCCATCGACGTAACACACGTCGATGATCGAATCCACTATCTTTCCGGGTATCGTTTCAAGATTCACAAACCCTCGATTCGCGGGAACCCCTATGTTACGCTTACACATTGCCGACATAAGGGACGCTTGACACCTCGGGACTATACCCCCCCCACCAGTTCGAATCTTCGAACGCCTGA